TACCATGCATGTCAAAGGGCTAGATGATGTGTTACTTGAATATGCCGCCTCCATTTCAGGTACGGCTCCCATGTCTAATTCACTGTTTGAGAAAGCCGCTGACATTATTAATTCAAAACGCAGATCCTTTCCTTATGAACTTCTATCAAGTATTGACTTCTCTGTTTCGATAGTCATCCCTCAGAATATCTTCCACCCTCCTCCATGTGACGATTTTTACTACATCGATGGTTTAAACAGAGTCAGACGACGTCGAATCATTGATGACGATGACGTTTTTGTTCCTAACTGTTCTATTTTTCCACTCCTATCCCAGATGGAGCTTCTGCCTAACTATGGTCAACTTAACCCCATCATCGCTGCTAATTCAAAGGATGGCCTTGCTAATGCACGAATCTTGCACACATTTTACAATACTGCCACTAATCAGGCTAGGCAGGTGAAATGTCCTTTAGAAACTTTTCTTCTCGCCCTGCTTTTATCAGAGTCATCACCCATGTCCGTGGATCCTACAGGACTTGATGAGTCTTCCTCGCCCCCTCTTTCGTCTAATCTCCCGCTCTATGTCCTGAGACGTCTGTCCGAAATTTTAACTAACGGTTTTGAGGATAAATCTCCCTGGTTACTTTTGGATGTTGGTGTTGCCTGGATCCGCTCTCCATTGCTCTCCGCCTCCATTCCACCCCTCATGGCTGATCTAACTAATTTGGCTATCTATCGTCAAATATGTCCATTAGATGATGATTTGACCTCTATGGCTGTCCAAATGTATCTCCAAGCTGCTGCTTCCGGTTCCTATGCCCATTATATATTGAAGACTAAGGCTATTTTTCCGCAAAACACTCTCCACAATATGTTCCGTCACTTGACTGGTGGATTAGTTCCAATCGTATCATGGCTTGAACCTCGTAGTGATTACAAATTCGCTCTTCAGGGATCACGTATGGTTAGTTCACAAGATGTGAATCAAACTCCTGATAACACTGAGGTGGCAGAGAAAGTTGGTCATGATTACGGTTGTCTCGATGTGGTGAAACGTCTTAGATCCAAAACAGCGACGTACACTAAATCAGACCATTCCGCCATGACCTTCGTCCGGGACGCTATGGCTTGTACAAGTGGTATATTCATTACCAGGGCGCCTACTGAAACCGTGATGAAAGAGTATACTCAGGCTCCATCGATCGAGGTACCGATTCCCTCACGAGATTGGTCTTCTCCTATTGGATCGCTGCGTTATCTACGGCCATCATGTGTGCTTCCAGCTAAATTTCTATGGGATACCTGGCGTCGCGCTGCGTCTGCTGTTGCTGATTCGCCCTCCACTTGGGATCCCTTGACCCAAGCTATCATGCGCTCACAATACGTTACCTCCAGAGGTGGTTCTGGTGCCGCACTCCGCGACGCTCTACGCTCGGCTGATGTCGAATTGCCTACATTTCCTGGCGTCTCTGTCAAGGTATCCACTAAGATATATCAGGCGGCTCAGACTGCTGACGTCCCCTTCGAGAAATTATCACGTGCCGTCCTTGCACCATTGTCCATGGGTCTTCGCAATCAGGTGCAGCGTCGCCCACGTACTATTATGCCTATGAATGTTGTTCAACAACAGGTTGCTGCCGTCCATACCCTCTCCGCTGACTATATCAACTACCACTTAAATCTATCAACTACCTCCGGCAGCGCTGTGATTGAGAAAGTTGTCCCGTTAGGTATGTACGCTTCCTCACCACCTGCCCAAGCCATCAATATTGACATCAAAGCTTGTGACGCTTCAATCACCTACTCATACTTCCTTTCGGTTATTGTCGGTGCTATTCATTCTGGGGTCTCAGGTCGTCGTGTGACTAGTCCATTCATGGGCGTCCCTCCTAGTGTGATCTCTCTGACTGACGATACTGGGGTGAATTCTGTGATGCCTCTATCTGGGATGCAGGTTATGGCTCAGTGGTTGGCCAAACTCTATTCACGTGGTTTTGAGTACCAGGTCACCGACTCCTTTTCCCCTGGAAACGTGTTCACTCATCACACTACTACTTTCCCCTCTGGTTCCACTGCCACTTCTACTGAACATACTGCCAACAATAGTACTATGATGGAATGTTTCCTTAAGGAGTGGATTCCGCGCAGTCAGTGTTCTGATAATCTTCGGAAATTTTGTTCCATGATAACCACCAGGAATAACTACGTGTGCCAAGGGGATGATGGAATGCTGATTGTTGATGGCCTTTCATCTGGGAAGGTGTCCGGGGACATTCTGATGGAATTTGTCACCGAAATCCGCGCGTATGGGAAAACATTTGGATGGAACTATGATGTTGAGTTCACCGGCAATGCCGAATATCTAAAGCTCTACTTTCTGAATGGTTGTCGCATACCCAATATTTCACGTCACCCCATTTGCGGTAAAGAGCGAGCTTCGGGTGATAAGTTGGAGATGTGGCCGTCATCAATTGATATCTTTTTGGGTATCTACGTCAATGGTGTCCACGATTGTTTACATTGGAGGCGATGGTTAAGATTCATTTGGGCTCTTGCTCTATCGTACTCGAGAAGGGTGGTCAAACATGGGGACGTTCCACGTGTTATTCAGTATCCTATGTGGTCATTTGTTTATTGGGGAATTCCACCAGTTAGTGCTTTCAACTCTGACCCTTGGATGTTCTCTCCCTATATGCCCCCCGGAGATCATGGAATGTATTCACTTCTCTCCTTGCTTCGGCCGTACATTATAGTCTCATGTGACGCGTCTGACGTCGATGGTCCCTTTGGATCGGTCGATCATATATCTCTCTTTAATGCTGATCATCTGTTTCAAGGCTACTACATGGCTCAGTTACCTCGCAGTCCAGTTAGATCTAACCGTCGCGATGACCCTTCTGCAGTCCGCAAATTCACACACGCGCTCGATCAGTATCTCTTTAACTCTCCAGAACTTAGAGCAAGAGTTCGCTTTGGGCGAGATCGTTGGCAGAAATTAATGGGTGATTCATTGGGTCGACCTCCCTCTCTAGACGACGTAGCTGTGAAGTGGTTTAAGGGTGCTCAAGAGGCAGACGTTCCTTCTTCTGATGAAATCCAAGCAATGGACCTTCAGCTTATCAAGGCTAGACAGCACAAGTACACTGGCTTCTCGAGTTTGCTCAATGCGTATTTGAAAGTCTCATGGGGTCTCTGTGAATCTATGCAAGTCGTGGTTGATCCGCGTGTCCCGTTATGTGCTGGAGTCAATCCGGATAATAGTGAGCTGTTCTTAAAGTTGTATTCCGTCGGCCCTATGATGCAAAGCACTAAGAAATATTTCAACAATACTCTCTTCATACACCGTACTGTCTCTGGGTTAGACGTAGACACCATTGATAAATCGCTGCTACGTTTGCGGTCCCTCAATGTGCCAAATGACGCTATTATTGCTCAGTTGATGATGGTGGGTTTGTCAGAGAGTGATGCTGCTACGATGGCTGCTAAGGTGCGTACTGCTGACATCAATGCGGTCCAATTGGCTCGTGTGGTTAATCTAAGTGTACCGGATACTTGGATGTCTCTGGATTTCGATCACTTGCTCAAGTACGTTGTCGATTTGACACCTCCCTCCGTTCGTACACTGACCACTGATATTCCATCTGGCCACTCCTGGGTTCGTGCCATTCTGCAATTCTTAGGCGCCGGTGTTGCGATGACTGCTGTTGGTCCAGTACGTCGAACTGTGTTGCTCTCTGTCCATGGAGGTATGTCATCCTTTATTCGTCAGTTCCGCAAGTGGATGCGCGCATCAGCCAAGTAATGCGTCGTGCCCCGCTGGTGTGGATCATATTCATCC